GTTGCAGCAGTACCAAACAACATGACGTTTGCTGACGTTCCCGCAGCAAGCGCGGTAAACAGTTCGGTTGCAGTGGCAGAAGTACCTGCACTGATATTGGCAGTAGACGGAGCAGCGGTTACGTTGAATTGAATTTCAAGCAACTGCGATCCTGCGGGAATAGTGATTCCAGTGTTCGCTGCCGTGGTTGACTGAGCAAAAGCAGCGGTCTGTGCCATTACGACAAAGCCAGTATTTTTGCTTGCGCCTTCTTTGATTGAACCGGCCTTGATCGGGCCTGAAAAGGTAGATACGCCCATTGTAGTCTCCTGTCTTGAGCAAGTCGGCAAGCCCCATGCTTACCGTCAGAATAAGGAGAGGAGGAAATCCTCCTCTCCCTTCTAGCTTAGATATTACGCTGATCCCTTACGTCAGTAAAGAATTAAGCTCCACCGGGGGAACCATAGATTCCCATCGGATCGGACACACCAAAGCTATAACGCTCACGCGCCTTGTAACGGACGTTTCCGGTATCGAAATCACCATCCATGTTGGTCGAAAGAGCAACACGGTTGAAGTGCTTCAGACCGTTGGGAACGTCAGTCTTCAAGAACCATGCATCAGAATCCGTCAGGTAGTGGTGTACACCGTAACCGTCAGGAATTGAGCCATTGCTCTTGATAGCGTTGATGTCGTTATCAGCCGTACCAACACGCAGTTCAGTTTCAAGCAAACGGGTTGCAACAAACTGGAGTGCAGGTGGGATGATCAGCTTCTTCGGACGAGCAGCGATCAACAGGCCACGTTCATCCGTCCATGCAGCGATAGCAATGATTGCGGCTTCAAGTGAAGTCTCATTCAAATCTGCTGCAACAGTAGGACGGTTGGCGTAGGTTGCGCCGTTGACCAGTGGGTGATCGGTATCCAACAGATACTGACCGTCACCACAGGTGTAGGAGGTAAAGCCCGTGTTCAACGGGAATGCACCCTTAACCTGCTTGGTGTAAGCCATTGCGCGAGAAAGTGCTTTGGTATAACGAGCAGACAGGGAAGCGTAGAGGTTGTCCTCCATTGCTTCTTCCGTGATGCTGAAGCCCATTGCTACAGTTTCGTGCGTGTATCGTGCAGTCCATGCTTCCTGCGCATTGTCATACGCAATAGCGGAACCTTCCGCCTTCACAGGTGCTGCGCCGAATCCCGACAGCTTGGTTTCTTCCTCAAAGGAACGCTCGGATGATTCAGTGTCATAAATCATCGTGTGTTCTTCAGGATATTGCTGATACTCCAAACCAAACAAAGCATTAAGCCCCGGCAGGAGTTCTTTTAACATTTGCGCTCTTGAAATTGCCATGTCTTATACTCCTTATACGCCAGTGGTTTGTGTCAGCAGATGACCATCGGTGGTGAATTTCACCAGTACATCAGCATAGGTATCTGATGCAGGTGAAACAAACGCAACGATCTTCAAGCCACCAACAGTTGACTGTGTGGTAGCATCAAGTGCCATCGTGGAATTACCAGTAGCGGTGCTACCAGAAGTCGTAGCATTCTGTGCTGCTGCGAATCCTGCGATCTGACCAAGATCGGCCTGACCAGTTGCACCCGACATTTGGGCCTGAAAGAGAACATTCGGATCGTCAACGACTTTCGCCTTAACGACACCAGTAGTTCCGCTTGGGTAGTATTGCGAATGGATGACCTGACCTTGAGCATTTACATACTCACAGCCAACAAACACACCTAATGCACCAATGCCAGAACCACCGAAATTGTTCGTGGTGATGTCCTTGCCAGTGCCATCAGCCAGTTCAACATAACCCGCACCAGTTAGCTGTACGATTGAACCGTAAAAGATGTTGTTTGCTACACCTGCGGGGTCAATAAGATACTCAGTGACCGCACCTGCGTAGGGCATACCATCTGCACGTTTTACGGGTTTAAGACCGTAAGGTGTAGCTGTAGTTGCCATAATTTATTTCTCCAAAGGAAATGGGATTGTTGTTCAGGCTACTACGCATAACGTACTAGCCCTTCCTAAATTGAGTGCGAGAAGTGCTTTCATTGTATTTCGGCATTCTCGGATCATGCTCTTGCATAAACCCTCGGTCTACGGACTGCATGGCTTGTTGGTTCAAGTTATCGAAATGCTCATCGCGCCTTTCCATCGCTTCAACCGGAATCTTGCAAAGAAGCAAGCCACCAATCTCAAGACCGTCTGGATATTTTGAACCTACGTCTGACTGTGCTGCCAGTTCAGGATGTTCACTCGCTACAACGGGAACCCATCCTTCTCTGAACCTGCGAGAAACATTTCTCACATCTGCACTGCCAAGAGAGCCAGTTCTGATCCAACGGAAAGCCCAACCTTCAACAGGATTCGGTGTCGGTAAATCTGACGGTTGAATCCATGCATCTGATTTGCGTCCGGTTTGTTCGCGTGATTCCATATCACGGGGTTTGCGCGTATTAGCCATTTCCACTCTCCTTCAGAGATTGTCTAGCATATTGTTCAGGGGTTAAACCAAGTTGCTTTGCGATGGCGACTTGGCTTTCGGTTAACCGCACTGTGCGAGGCTTGCCACCGTTGTTTCTACCACCGGGGGCTACCACCGTATTGGCTCCCTTCGTACTCCTTCTGAAGTAATCGGGGAAAGTTTTATGGAGCTTTGCATCCAACTTATCAAAATACTCATCGGTATCAGGCATGATGCCAAGGTCTTTGACAAGGTGTTGATGTTCTGCGAGGGCAATTGCTGTCATGTCCCTGTACTCGTCCCTTCCAAACCACGGATTTCTGGACTGCCAGTATTGGGACTCTGCGCTTGCAACAATCCTCTGTTGATTCTGTACAGGACGTTGCGGTTGAGGATACTGCACTTGAGGCTGAAACTGCCTTGCTTGCTGCATACTCTGCTGTCTGTAGTTGTAATCCCTTTCATAGTTATCTGATTCTAACTGCTCAGCTTGTGCAATTGAAAGCAATCTTTGCGCTTCGATCAAAGCATCGGGAT